CTCGATTACTGCTTCGTTGTCTGCATGAGTGGCTGCTGTGGTGTTAAAAGATCCACGAATTAATCCTGTAAAAGTAGTAGACGTAGTTCCAGTGTATTCAATAATTTCATCTTCTATCTTTATATACCCAGAGGAAGCAAAGCTTGCTGCTGAGTCTACCGTTACAGTGGTAGCTGTTGCATCCGAAGCCAAACTACTGCCATTTATTAATGTTACTGTATCGTCTGCTGCCGTGCTATTTCCCTTCACTAAGCGCACCAGTTCCCCACTTGCATGAGCCACGGCTGTAGTGCCACCATGTCCTCTTGTTACCGTTAAAGTATTAGAAGAGATATTCCCAACAAGCATTAACTCACCCGCAACACTTATAATATCACCCACATTTTGTGTAGCACCCAAATCAGTAGAAGCGTTACTTGTCACGACCACGCTTGTAGCTGAGTTAGTCAACGCTCCGTTTAATGTTGATGTGCCTTCATTGGTGTCTATACCACTCCATACACCGGCACCCCAACCTGTACCAAAGAAGTTTGTATCGAGGCCCGTGTTGATTTGATACGAAGCCACAATAGAGCTGCCTCCCGGAGTGCTGTCTGCCGCGTCTGTGCTATTTGCAGCGTTTCCCGATAGCGTTATCTCATAAACATCATTATTAACAATTCTTGTAATTTGGTGTTCGGCATTTAAAATAGCTGCGGTAACTTCGCCACCCAAACCCGTTGCACCAGAAAAAGTTACAAAATCATTCAAGACAGCACCATGGCCGGCGTCTGTTACCGTCACTACTTTACTACCATTAGTCACACCAAAAATATTACTTAATGTTCCGGATGTTCTTCTGATCGGTGTAATATCATAATACAGACCACCATCAGCTATATAATATTTTAAATTTGTACCGACGCCTAAATACTTTGTAGCATCCAAGGCTACCCAACTAAACAAGGCACGACAGGTGCCCAAAAATGTACTGTCACTGTACGCGGACCACCCGCCTATTTTTTCTACATTACCCAACCGAAACCGTATTTTATCACCATTAAACCAACCGCCTTCATTAGAATACGACGTTGCTTCTCTGTTGATACCGGGTTTAAATTTAAGAGAAGTTAAAGGCATGAAACTTTCTTATGTCTTTATAATATAGTTTAAAATTATCGTAGGCTGCACGTTATTGTGTGCTGAACCACTACCAACACTGCTTGTAGTTCCACTGATTGAAACAGTTATAGTACCAGAATCGGAACGAACTCCACTACCATCTACGTTTACAGAATTAGCCGCCGCTCCGCTTATGAAAGGTCTGGGTATAGAAACGGTGTGAGAATCTGTATCACTAAAAGTATGAGTATGAGCAGGCAAATTTGCTTCTGTTAATGCCTGTGTTTCAGAACCACCTGTAGCTCCTAATGTGTCACCATCAACGCCACCAGATTGATTAGTAAGTCTGTTCTGAGAAGAGCCTCCCATGTCATCTTGACCTGCAATAACTCTTCCTCTCAAATCTGGAAGATTAAATGTCGATGAGCCATCACCTGCGCCATAGGTTGTGCTTAT